GAGTAGCTTGGTTTCGAGGCACAGGTTTCGCGTTTCGTCGTATAGACCCCGAGGGGTCTTCGACGCACTACGCCAAACCTAGCCCCGATAAAAGCCGAGTCGGCGAACCTTTGTGTCCTGCCGATATACCAGTTCAATACCACTCTTTAAGAGTGATAGATTGGATTGGTACCCACGAGTACTTCTTTACGAAGTACGGCCTCTGCGTAACCCCGCTAGCCCACTTGGAAGTGGGTTCAGGGAGTTCAGTAAAGAACTGTAGTAACGCAGAGCCATCGCTGAGTGGATGTTTCTTGACAAGGGCCTGGACGGTCCTTACTTGAAATTCCCTCCTCTGTAGCTCCAGATTCCACCGCGTCTTGAGGAAACGCGGCTTGCCTGGGTCCACAAAGGAAGTCCACCCTACGATGTCAGAGTCCATTCTTACTAGAGGCAGATCTGCCGCTAGCGCTGTCGACCGCAAGTATTCCGAGGTACGTACATAGAACCTGTTGTACAGATTCTTAGCCGTTTCCACGGTGCTCGCGAGAGACTCCGGTTGGTCTGTGAGAGGTCCATGCCAGTACACGGGAGTTACTACTTCCCCCGCGTAAGCATCGACTCCGCAAGATTCTCTGAACAATCCTGTCCAGAAAGTCTTAGCCTCGTTCACCTTGAAGTAGAGACTTCGCAGTGACCTCTCTAAGAGCTCCCTGCAATCTACGGGGACAATAATATCGTCCCCGAAGACGGTCACTTCTCCGATGAGATTAAGCACTTCCTTTAGGATTGGCCTTTTCCGCCGTGCAACCAGCACGGAGGTGATAGCCAATGATAGGAAGAGCAGTGTCTCAACAGGAAAAGTCGTGGCGTTACCCATCGTTGAGTACTTTCTCAACGCAACAGTCACTGCCTCTCGGCCAGAGCGCGTCTTGCGCTCAGCGACTTGCAAATAACGGGTACGCGTCGCTTGAAGGGCTTGAAGCAATCCAAGGTTTCCCCTGAAAAGCTGCCCTACAGCATGACATGTCACTCGATCACTGGCTGCTGATAAATCAACAGTAGCGAGAGTGCCATCCGATGATCCGCGAAGGCAAAGTTCCTGGTTTTGTGTCTGGTCGCGAAATTTCACGAACTGACTCAACCAAGTCTTAGCAACTCGCGTATCAAAGTAGTGCCACAGATTTTGCTGGCACCACATGTTCTCCGACGGTTCCGCAGCAATTAGCCGCGGTTTGTCGAAGGTTTTCGGAACCGCCATCAGACGTGAAGCACCCTCTTGCGAGGTAGCCCAACGCCCCTGATTGTGGTTGTCAACCCATTCAGTCATGCAATGGAATGCATGCTGATCGTAGGGAAACGCAGACTCCAAACGGTTAGACCAGAAGGGGAAAACATACTTGTTCTCCCCCAGATCGCAGTTTGAAGTCACGCCAGGACCATGCTTGTGTTTCCACTCTTCAGGCCGATAAGGCCCTAAAGTGGAACTGATCAATCCTGACACGATGTCAAGATAGGTCAGAAAGACACGACGCGGGACGGGGTAACCATCCGTTTCCGCTTCCCACCTAGGTCTAATCAACTCGCTGTGGGCGTACCCACGGTAAGTTGATTGGAGTTCGGCTAGTGAAGCGTGCTCCTGTTCCCAAACGGGTTCGGGTTCAGGCAAGCTGGCGTCGAGCTCCAAGAAGCTGAGCTTTTCGCTCATAATCTTCTCAGGGCTACATGCGACGGTAGCCTTCTTCGCGCAGTAAAGGAACTGTCGAATGAAGGTGATTGCCGTAACATCGTAGTCAGTACGCAAGCAACCGTTGTCGTCGAATACCAGTAAGTAGAGTTCCCGTAAGAAAATTGGGATCCCTACGCATCCAGGCGCCCTTTTGGAAAAGGGAAGGCCTGAATGTTTGTACTGGCCGTCGGATAAGCATTCGTCAAAGTGCTTTCCTAAGGCAGGCAACCATTGCACGAAGAGTGCAATGCCTGTCGCATCGGCG